ATTCCAGGTAAGATTACCAAAAGCTACACCACAACAAGTAGACAACTTTGATCGTGCATTAGTTCTAGGCATAAAGCACATGGATGAAGATGATCGTAAGCTTGTCTGGGCAGTAGCACACAGCGCAGCCTTTCGAGAGCGCGGTGCGAAGTGGCATCAAATAGCCAGGATGCAAGGCCTACGCGATGGTAGACAGATTAAGCGAAGGTACATGGATGCACTCATTCGTTGCTATTACGATATGAAGTATCACGAGGAAGATGAACTGTTAGCAGCAGTGTTCTAAAAAAAAAGAGCGCCGAAGCGCTCCGTTTGTTTAATGATGTGAGGCGTCAGGATAACTTTATTAAGCTTCGCAAGAAGTATTGTAAAACTTATCCCAGCTTACGCCAGCCCCAACTATTGCTTTCAAGGTAGCCCTAGCGGAAGCGACAACCCCCCAGGCATGATCGCCTGGCTTTGCATCGATGTAAGGCGCTGCGTAAAACTCAGCGTCAGATATTAATTCACCGAGGTGAGGGTCATCTGCTTTGATCCAAAAGTGTCTTTGAGTAGACTTAACAACTTCTGGAGTATCTAAGTCTCGATCTCCATGATCTATCAAAAACATTTGAGGTATTTTAATTAGGTTTTGCATAGCTAATTCTCCTTTCAAAAGTTGTCGCTATACTAAGTATATGGGTATTGTGACGTTTAACGTCAATAGGTGTAACAAAAAAATATACTATACTATTGCATAAAATGTCACAATTTTAAACTAGGTATTGTGCCAATGCGCGAAATCGTGTAAAGATCTAGTATAATGTGGCACAGTTATCTTCATTGGAAAAAGCAGATCTCTACGAGAATTGTGCAGCCATAATAACTGGGTGGTCGAACTTTTGTTCTCCAAGGTTGTCGCGATTTTGAGTGTACCACCAAGCCACATTTACGATGTAAAAACTCCTCCCTGTTTTTACTTGCTCAATAACTAGCCCCGTGTGTTGTCCTCGTAGTCCTTTTGTTGAATTTTATTCAAGCGCACGGGGTGTATTTTAGGAATTCAATGCCAAAGAGAAACATCAATAAAAAACAAATGGAAGAGATCTGTAACAGGATTGCGGAAGGTGAAAGCCTTAAACGTACTTGTGATAGTTCAGATCATCTACCAGGCTGGCGTACAGTACTGCGTCATGTGCAAGAGGATGAGGACGCATACAAGCAGTACAGAACAGCTAGAAGCTTGCAGTGTGAAGTCATGCGTGATGAAATACTTGACCTGGTTAAAGCACAGCTACCTGATGATCCAAAGCTGGCAATGGCAGAGGTACAACGTAGACGATTAGAAGCTGATCATATGGATAAGCACATCAGGCAAATGCAACCGCTAGGCTTGCGTGATAAGGCAGAGGATAAGCAACAGGCAGGGCAGATTACATTGACCTGGTCAGAGGGTAACGTCACTGCTGAAGCAGCTGGGTAAGCATGGCAGATATTAATGATCTACCAGCCTGGGCGTTAAGAGCGCTTGATCCTGACACACCAACGACTGAGGCAAGAGAGACAGTTAGAACTATGTCGATGGACAGTAGACTGTTTCCAACAATACGAATGATCAATGGTAAGCTAACTAAGCTAAAGCCTAACGATGCATATGACATGGCTGTAGAGAAGGGCGATTACATACAGTTCGAGAGTGACGCAGCAGCTGATACATTCAGTGTTAGACTGAGCAAGATGATAGATCGTAAGCGTAGTATCATGAGCCAAATGGGTAGGTGATATTATATATATACCACAGCCTGAGACAGGGGTCGCGCGCACAAGGCATACCCCAAGTTTCTTTTTTGTTTTTATTGTGCAATCTGCACAGCGTTTGGCACACGGCTTGGCACAAGGTTAGCTAAGTGCTTGATATTATTATTATGACATGAGGGATCGTATCCCTACAGCACCGTAAATTATAGGGGCGGCCACCCCCCACCCCCCGAAAAACTGGCCGCCCGACTCTAACATATAATAACCCCAGATAAGATACTGTCCCACATGCACATCGAGATACCATACTCACCCAGACCATTGCAGAATGCACTGCATCAGGAGCTAGCCCAGAAGCGCTGGGGCGTAGTTGTGTGTCACAGACGTTTTGGCAAGACGGTGATGGCCATTAATCATTTACTGAGGGATGCTATACTTAACACGAAGCCTAACCCCAGGTACGCTTATATAGCCCCTACCTACCGCCAGGCGAAGGCAGTAGCTTGGGATTATCTAAAGCAGTTTGCTGGTGCAATACCTATGGTGAGGTTTCACGAGACTGAATTGAGGGCTGATTTACCGAATGGTGCGCGGATACAGTTATTAGGATCTGAGAACCCTGATAGTTTGCGTGGTATATATTTAGATGGCACATGCCTTGATGAGATGGCTGACATGCCTGAGAGTTTGTTTCCTGAGATTATTCGCCCAGCGCTGAGTGATCGTAAGGGATGGGCATTATTTATAGGAACGCCCAGGGGTCATAATTCTTTCTTTGATTTGTATGAGGCTGCTGAAGGTCAGGATGATTGGCACACGGCTTTGTATAAGGCCAGTGATACTGGGATATTGGATGCAGAAGAATTAGACGCTGCACAGTCTATGATGACAGCTGATCAGTATGCTCAGGAATATGAGTGTAGTTGGGTCGCTAATGTGCCAGGCGCTGTATATGGCAAAGAATTACAAGATCTGCATGAGGCTGGTCGCATCACGAATGTGCCTTATGATCCTAGTGTAAGGGTAGATACCTTTTGGGATCTGGGTGTGAACGACAGTACGGTTATCTGGTTTTTACAGAGTGTAGGCCGTGCGATACATATAATAGACTTCTATGAAAATAGGGGCGAGGGATTACCCCACTATGTAAAGGTTTTACAAGACAAGGGGTATTTATATGGGGAACACAATGCGCCCCATGATATTGAGGTCAGAGAATTAAGTACAGGCAAGAGCCGCCGCGAAACGGCATATGACTTAGGAATTAATTTTAGGGTTGTTCCTAAGTTACCGTTAGAGGATGGCATACATGCGGCAAAGATGTTGCTGCCCAGGTGTTGGTTTGATCAGGACTTATGTAAGCCTGGATTAGAGGCACTAAGGCAGTATCACCGAGCATATAACGAAAGATTAAGAAGTTTTAGAAATACACCAGTGCATGATTGGTCATCACATGCAGCTGATGGGTTTCGATATTTAGCGGTGGGTCTGCGTGAAACACGGGCATTTGATGGTCGGCCACCACAGAAAACAGCGATCATGGATTATAATCCTTTCGCTGCATGAGGTAATATATGGCAAGTTTTTTTGAAAGACTTAGAGAAAATTTTCGTAAGGCAACAAGCAGCAACGTGGCTGCTGCTGATCGAAATAAATTTGCTGGTCGTGATGATCCAAGTACAAGAACAGGCCGTGTCGCGCAAAATATAATGTCTGATTTAGCTATAAGTTTTGGCAATACGGAAGGTGTTAGCCAGGCTGGGTTAGATGATTATAATAAGCGCACAGAAAGATCAAAAGCCGCGATGAAACAGTTTGAGGCAGATAAAGAAAGTAATGAGCGCACGGCGCGACAACATGCTAGAGAAGGTAAAGCAACCGTTGCTGCGCCAGCTGCGCCCACTACAACAGTTGCAGAACCCGTAACCGAAACGCCAGAACCACCAGCAACGCCAGTAGATCCTGTTAAGTTAGCACCCGTAGGCGGATCCACCACAACAGCTGGCAGTGCCGAAGAAGAAGCTGATATTTTAGAGGCTGGTGCAACAGGTGATGCAGAAAAAGATGTAGCCGATACAATTCGTAAAAAAGGCAGAAGATCAACAGTACAAACCACATCTAAAGGTCTATTAACAGAAGCGCCAACCAGAAAGCGTAGGTCATTAATGGGCGGTGGATTAATTGCATGATGTATAAAAACCAGGCTGGTAAGATGGGCGCTGCCTCTTCTCAGCCAGCAAAAAGCAAAATGTCGATGAATGTAGATCCATTAGAGCGCCTAAATCAAAAGATGGCTGGGCGCACACATGGGAAATCTCTAGAAGGATTATCGCCTGGTCTGCGTAAAAAGAGAAAATCTATTATTGCTAGTTATGGATTGATGTAATGCAAGTATCACCAAAGATTAAACAGCTGGATGAGCGATACAAAACGCTACAGACACAGCGGTCAAATTGGGAAAAGCATTGGCAAGAACTGGCAGATTATATGCTGCCGCGCAAAGCTGACATTACAAAAAAGCGAACGCAAGGCGATAAGCGTACAGAACTTATATATGATGGCACGGCCATACATGCGGTAGAATTATTATCGTCTTCATTGCATGGAATGCTCACTAGCCCAGTAAGCCCGTGGTTTTCTATGCGATATAGAGATCCAGCGCTGCAAAGAGATGATGCGGCCAATGAGTGGCTGGAATTAAGCCTGGATCAAATGTACCAGGCATTTAATAGATCTAACTTTCAACAAGAAATACATGAACTGTTTTATGATCTTGTTGTTTTTGGCACAGCTGCATTGTTTGTCGATATGGATAAAGACGGGCTGAGATTTAACGCCAGGCACATTGCTGAAATATGTATTAGTGAAAACTCGCAAGGCGAGGTTGATACGGTCTATAGAAAATTTGAAATAACCGCCAGAGCGA